ATTAAGTCAAATAGTTTGCAGATGGAACAGTTATCTGAGGACGTAAGAGGATTGATGTATGCTATACGTGATCTGACTGAAACATTTGCTGAGATTGAGGTATTAGAAACAAGTGAAAGTAAGGTGTTAAACTAATGATTAAAGCAATGTTAATAGTTGCAAGTCTAGGTATCAATACAGAGATGCCTGACATGGACTCATGTTTGAAGGCAAGAGATGCAATCATGTCACAGGATGCGTCAATCAAATCCTTGTGCATACCCAAGGCGTCTGAGACTGATAAGATGAAAGAGATGTTTGACATTTTCATAAATATGATTGATCGCATTAAGGAGTATGAAGAACTTGATAGACTTAATAGAGAAGAAGATAGAGAGTGTTGTGACGGTGAGGGATAATTGTCAGACTGATTGGGCTAAACAGTATTGGGATACTGTCTTGGCTTATCTACTGAGGAAAGCCAACCGACTGAACTAAACTAATTCTACACTACTAAATAAATTAGTAGGAGCATAGAATTGGATAGTTTAACACTAAATATAGTTGTCATTATTGTCGCAGCCTTCACGGGTGGTGACGGTGAGGACAACTATGTATTTAATAAACCCACATTTGATACCAAAGAAGAATGCACTATATATGTTAAGGAACATTATAACGAACTAAACATACATGTCAATAAGAATTACAAGTATAGATTGGATAACCCCAATCTATTCTATTGTATTGAAAGAGACTTATTTTCAAAGAGACTCAACGAGTTACGCAAAAAACATCTAACGGGAGTCTAAGCATAAGGTGAATAATTATGAGTAAAGTGGTATTTTTCTCCACAACCTTCTATCCAGAAATGATTGAATGGAATCCATTGGGAATTGAAATGCATCCCGATTGGAAAGAGTATGAACGAGATTGGAAGACTCTGGGTAAACCCATCAATGTGGTGACAGGAGATCCCCATTGGACTAAGGGACAAATCATAGTCACTGCTAAGGATCCATATAAGAAAGCACGCCGTAACGGTATAAGTCGCAACCCCTATGCGGGGGATTGGAGAAGGGTAGGAGAATTGGGAGACAATTTCCTATATGCAGCTGGTAGACTCGTCAGTTGTCCATTACCATTTGACCGAACAGACACTTGGAACATATTCAACACACTTCACGATGCAATCCCATCAACAGACAATTGGAACATGACCTTCCCAGAGGTATGTCATAAGAGGGCTCAAGAGATATGGAAGAAGAGTGATAATGTACGAGTCTGGTGGTCAGGTGGAATTGATTCAACGACAGCCCTTACTGCACTGATACAGAATCAACCAGACGATGAATATACTGGTATCCCAAAACTAAGAGTACTACTTTCAGAGAAGAGTATAGAAGAGAACCCCACATACTATGAACTACTCAAGAAGATGAATACGGCATTTGAGTGGTCAACCAAAGATAATATGTGGGACGTAGGTAGATTTCAAGACCAAACACTCAATATCACTGGTGAATGTGGTGACCCTATGTTTGGGACATTCGTGGTAGAGAACCATATTGAGAATATCAACGAACCTTGGAAGGAACTATTCAATTGGGAAGACTCAGGTAACATATATGAGATAAGAGATGACAGACCACTGAACAGACCACTCTATGGTAAGTTCATAGAATGGTGCGAAGAGTTCAATAAGCTATGTCCATTTGAGGTGAAGACTACATTTGATTTCACATGGTGGTTGGCGTTCAGTATTAAATGGGGATGGATTGACCGAAGACTATTCGGTTATCTTGAACCACCTACCGATTGGAGAAATATGGAAAGTTTCTTCAATTGCGATGATTTTCAGAGGTGGTCTATTCTTAATCACGATTTGAAGCACAAGGGTACATGGAAGACTTATAAATGGCCCGCAAAGGAATTCATCTATGAGTTCAATAAAGATTCTAATTATCTACACAATAAGACGAAAGAAACGTCATTTCCTAAAACTGTCCCTGTCGGTCTTGGACAGATTAGGAATAAACTCATCATGGACGATGGTCAGTATTTGAAGAGAAATGAGATATTGGATCACAACAAGATAGGAGTTTGGGATGTCTTTAATAAAAAGACGTTTGATAATATTAGTAAGCACATGTTTGATGATTAGTGGTTGCGGTATTGTTCCTCCTTGGTTATCAATACTACATACGGGTACTGATATCGTCATGTCGGCGGAGACGGGCAAGACAAGTACTGAACATCTCGCATCAGGTATGTCTGGAAAGGATTGCAGATGGTCTAGAGTTATTAACGGTCAAAGAGTGTGTCAGACACCAGAAGAGGAAAGAGAATTCTTGCTATCACTGAATTGTGAGACTATCGCATGGAATTGGTTAGACCACCCTTATTGTAAAGAAGATAAAATAGAGGAGGAAGAATAATGCATGAATACAAATGTACAGTCGTTCACATAGTTGATGGAGACACAGTTGATGTTGACATTGACCTTGGTTTTGGTATCTGGCTGAGGAAGGAACGAATAAGACTATACGGTATTGACACGCCTGAGTCAAGGACAAGAGACCTTGAAGAAAAGAAATATGGGTACGCCGCCAAGGACTTTCTTACTGGTATGTTGGATGATGATATAATACTGAAGACTCATAGGGACAAGGCTGGTAAGTTTGGACGTATTCTTGGTGAACTGTGGAGAACAACCGATTATGCAGACAAGAGTATTAACGAATACATGATTGAGAAACACCATGCAGTACGTTACATGGGTCAATCCAAGGATGACATTGCAGAAGAACATCTAAAGAATAGGGAATATGTGGAACTTATTTGAAAAGACTGATTTTCATTATGACCATGAACAACTAGTAGAGGAATGGGAATCCATTTCACATCCGAAGGCACGATACGGTCAGATTAGTGTTCAGTGTTCAGAATATGATCTTGATGACCCCTATACTGATTCGTGTGGTAAATTCACTGCAAATGGTAAGGACGCAATACAAGACAGGTACTCAGTCATAAAATCTGAGTCACAATTCAATCTCATAAACGACCTGTATGAGAACACTCTGTTTGAGAGAATAATCTCAGAACATAACGGATTTCGGTCACGACTCATGACCATAAAACCAAAGTCTGTCTATAGTGTGCATACTGATCCAGCTTCACGATATCATATCGCATTGGACACAAATCCAAATGCATATTTCGTATTCCCGACTCATAATGAGGTCTTTCACATACCAAGGGATGGATATGTGTACAGAGTCAATACGAAAGAGCCTCATACATTCATCAATTGTGACTCTGATCAGAGTCGCACACATTTTATTTGGAATTGTCATGATATGGACTAAAGATTGGGCATTCATGCATAACGCACGATGCGGTGGTCACAATTTCAAACATCGTGTATCTGACCAGATAGAGGTCAGTCACCCAGTGTACACGAAACAGTCCAAATACACCAGAGACCAATGGATACATCAGACGATAGACTATTGGAAGAAAGAACATCACATTTCGGACAGTATAACATGGATTACGATGGTACGCAACCCCTATTCACGATTAGTTTCATGGTATTATCGTAGATGGAAGAAGATTCTGACATTTGACCAGTATATACAATTAGTAACAAGTCAGAAAACCGATAACATCATGTGGATGCATATAACTGATAAGATAGGAGCTCATGAGTGCAGGGTTTTTTATTTTGAGGACATGCCAGAGTTAGAAGAGTATGTTGGTGTTTCATTCTCGGATACCATCATGAACAGTACTAGTCATGGCAAGAACATTGAAGAATTCTATAATGAAGACACAAAGAATGCAGTAAAGAATGCATATGCTGAGGAGTTTCGTAGATTCGGATACTCCACGGAACCACAAGATTTTAATCAAAAGGGTACTTGACTAATGTCATTAGCTGTGGTATATTGTATATAATGACACACATTTTGTAAGGATGGAGATAAACCGAATTACATATTGTGTGTTTAATATCACAAAACGTACAAAAGGAGATAAACCAATGTCGTTTTCAATTAACCCATCTGGGCCAATAGCTACTAAAAAGGACTTTCTTGTGAAAGTCGCAAAGGGTGGAATTATAGAATTCACCCAAGATCATCTAAACATACATAAAAAACACTTCAATGAAGAGAACAGGCCTGAATATTTTCAAGACTTGCATCCTTATGGGATAGACTATACAGAGACCATAATGGAGGAATCCACCCCAATTGATGCGTGTCAGCAGGGTCTAGGTCTCCAGATGTTTCGTAAGGGTAATAATCCAGAAATTATGAACATCAAAAATAGTGTGCTGATGACTGATTATGATTTACGTCAAAAACCACTACAAGCCTTACTTGATGAGGATGGTGCGTATGAATACCTATTCAATGGTAATACTATGCATAGAGTTTTGAGTAAATTCACAAATGTACAAAATCGTTTGGTTGCAGTATATAAGAAGAACAAGTATTTCAGTATTCCAAATTTAAGATTGATTGGTGGTTATTCTAACTCACTTGATTATCCCAGTGGACTATTATCATTTACTGATCTATCCAAGATTGTAAAGGAATATTTGTCAGAATCAGGTATTACTGAGAGATTTAAGAAGGGACTAATTTCACAAGACGAATTTTTAGTGATTATTGATAAAAAGTTTACGTTTGTGAGTAATGGACGCCAAGGTCTTGAAAAGAACCAGATAAAACAGTTTAAGATTGATACGATTAAGAATGCTACAGGAGAAGAAGATCTCTTGATGTGCAGTAGTGGTGTTGAAATGTTGAAATGGTTGGTGAAGAATAGACCATCAGAGTGGACTTCAAGTAAGCACTTGCATTATCATGGAATTTCTGCAAATATGGACAAATGGTTTGACGGATTAAGTATCAAAGAGAGAAACTTACAGGATGCATACAATAATGGTATCGCCAATGCACCCAAGCCTGGTGATGTAACAGTATGCGTGGTTATTCATATGGGAACACCTGACCCACAAGACCCTATTTTAAACTTTTTTACGACATATCTGAAGTTTTATCAAGAGTTTATAAGAGTACATAAGTTCATAGAAGAGAAGTATTATGAAGAGATTGGTATTCATCATAGACACAATCATAAACTTGTAGGTGCATTTCAGCAGGTAAAGGAAATTGATACTCTTGAATTTGGTTCTGTTGTCTCTTTTGATGATATCATTAATGATTATAAGGTGAGATATCCTAAAGGTGAACTCTTGGATGGTATTGTCTAAATATGATAATGATTAACATATACTCATTTCTTATGGGGTTGGGAATATACTTTTTCATCCCCTTTATAAGACCTGACCTGACTAATAAACAGGTTATAGCTATTACTCTGATACTCTCATTTGGTATCTTGTTGTTACGAGAATGGGTATTGCGGAACTAATTCTGCAAATTACTGAGATTATGCATAATTTACTGATTCATTAAAAAGGTACAAATAAACATGAGTCTCTTGTGTTTAAAGTCCACAGACTCTCAGTAATAATCTCACAGTATCTCCAATATTAACACGAACAGAGCTGTATTCAGAGAATGGATACAGTTCTTTCTCTATGTGTACTCTTCATACAGAGTATAGACTGTCTTGCACGAACTGTCAACCCCCTGATTCACCCTGAGAGAATTCACTGGACCTTGTTGTTTATTTGTTTATATCACAAAGGGACTTGACAAGTGGTTTTTTGTGTGGTATATTAAGTATGTTGAGTGAGTATGAAATAGCTTAGAGTATATGTGTGATATTAATGCATCACTATGAAATAAAAGAGAAATAAATGAAATGAACTGTTGACAAACCTCTCTGAGTGTACTATACTGTAAGTATAGAGTGAGAAAGAGAGGTTAGACATCAAGACATGACGAATTAGAGTTAATCCCAGATAAACCGTGAGTAGGTTCACCCCATGTGAATTGAAAGCTATGGGATCGGAGTGGGACATGGGGGAGAGTTGAAACCGTTGTTGGATCAGCTCTCAGAACACGGATGACACTACAGAGTCTCCCCATCACGAATGGTCTTACGTATATTGCTGAATTGCTAGGTGGACTGATGAGGAGACATACTGTGAGATGCATTCACAGGAGAGACATAGGGTGTGGGTTATGTACCCCGTTTCTATATCTAATCTATAAATGCAATAAGTATCCAGAGAAAAAAAGACCCCTACCCCCTTTTTCCCTTGACTTATTGGTCACTTAACTGTATACTATAATAGACAGCTAGATTCTGAGGAACTAAAAGTAAAGAATGTATGACATAAAAACACAATTGGGAATAGACGGCTTGGAGAAGAAGACATCCTCTGCACACAATCTGTTAGTTCCTTGGTATCTAATGACCTCTTATCTTTACTACGAGAAGGATGAGAGTATTGTCTCTGATGGAGATTATGACTGGATTTGCAGTCAGCTGGATGAGAGATGGGACGAGATATCTCATTGGCACAAAAGTTTTATAGACAGAGATGGTCTGTCAGCTGGTTCTGGGTATGCCATTAAAAATTACCCAACAAGAGTAAAGGGTGCTGCAATGGCAGTATTAGGTAATATACCAAATGATGTTTAATTTTAATTATAATGACACAATCAAGTTTAATGACTATGATGGTTCTGTAGGTACAGGGGTAATCAAGGAGGTTTCCTCTGATATGGATTCATATGAAGTCATGAAGCTGAAAGACGGAGTCGCAATGTACTATTCCAAGAAGACTGGCACGTGGAAACCTGTAAAGGAAAAGACAAAGGCCTCGGTGTTTCTGACTGTGATGACAGGTGAGAATTCTTATAAGAAGTCAAACTATGTTCTCTTTGAAGAGGTAATAGAGGTTGTACTTGAGGAAGCTAAGGTTGCTTAAAAAAATCGCAATTTTGGTCGTGTGAAGAGTCTGTGAATTATGACTACACTTAAAGGATTAGCTGATTCAATAGAGAACGAGAATATACGAAGAAAGACTTCTGTGTATTCGTTCTCTATTAAGTTTCCGATTATTGAACAACACGTACCCGAACTATTGGATCTGGACTTTGAAAGTGATATACGGGCGAGTGGGTCACTTGATGCGATTACTCAAGCAAAATGCTATCGTACTCGTTGGGATATGCACGAAGTATATCCTAACTTCAATGTACTAGGAAAATTCGCAATAGCACTCGCAAATCGTCATCCCCTTGCCGGTAGAAGTAACCCTGATGGGACTCCTGACCCCATTCCTTGGCAAATTAAGGAGAGTTGGGGTCTTATCTATGAAAAGGGTAATTATACATCCCTTCACAGTCATTGGCCCTCCTCATGGGGCTATGTGTACACTGTGGACGCATGTGAACAGTGCTCTCCCCTTATATTTGACCAGATGAACGAGCATAGACAGTTCTTTCCTAAGAATGGTCAACTGTTACTATTTCCTGCATGGCTGAATCACTATGTTTCAGAACAGACCTGTGAACACCATTCCAGAATCAAGATTGCAGGCAACATAGATACTAATTGGGGTAATGGAGTTGTGGTATGACAGCTAAACTTTCGTCACTTATAAGATCCAATACGGTTCTTCGTCAAAATATGAATTCAGTGGAAATGACTGATAAGTTTCCTATTATTACGATTAACTATGAACGGGAATTTCTTGAATGGCAAGATGACATGAAAAGAATTATACTGGAGCATGGTGATGTCCAGAAAAGACGAACCAATGTCCAAGCTGCTATGACCAGCTTCTATCTTAATAAATTCTTTGGTGTATACTCTAAGGAGAAGGATAATCCAAGATTTAAATCTGTGTGTGAAGATCATAGTTGTTTTGATTGGTTGGGTTCCAAGGCCTTAGACCTTGCACAAAGACATAACCCCCATAAGGTAGACATGGAAGTAACTGAGATGTGGGGTGCGGATTATCATAAGGGAGACTATAGTAAGGTACACGAACACTGGCCCTTTTTATGGAGTTTTGTATTCTATGTTGATTGTTGTGATAAATGTGCTCCTTTAAAGTTTCCTTCCACTGATAATTATAAAATTACCCCAAAAATAGGATGTTTAACCATATTTCCTTCATGGATTCTACATAATGTCCCTATTCAAGCATGTGAACACAACAGAATCATGATTGCTGGGAACATTGGATTGAAAAAAGACAATCATCAGAACCATAGGATTGTCTAAATAACCATCACCATGATAAATCCAACGAATCTAATACAATATAGAGTCGTCAGTCGGGAAGTGATAGAAGAGCATCTCTCAGAAGAAGATGCACATTACCTACTTGCAAACCTTGAAGCTCAAGGACAGACTAATTTGATCATTGAAGATTATGTTCCCAAATCTCTAGGAAGAGATACAGACTTACATCTATCCAAGTAATCCTTATAAATACTTTCATCAGTATATGAGGAGATTACTTTGCCTGAATCACATTTTATGGGACAAAACGGATTCCAATGGTTTATAGGAGTTTGTGAGGATAGAGAAGACCCCCTTAAAATGGGTCGTATACGAGTCCGTTGTCTAGGAATACACACTGACGATTTGTCAAAGATACCAACGGAATCCCTTCCTTGGGCGTATGTTATGGCTCCTACCACTACCTCTTCCATGCAAGGTTTGGGTGAGACTCCACACTTCATAGTTCAAGGTTCACAGGTTATCGGTTTCTTTAAAGATGGAGAGGAACAACAACAACCCATAATCATGGGAACCCTGCCAGGATATAATACCGTAGAACCTGATTCAGACAAAGGATTCTTTGATCCTGATGGTATATACCCATCCGTATTAGGTATGGATGATGTTAATAGCCTAGGTAGAGGTTCTCTTGCAGAGTCACATCCTTCTGTAGAGTTAAGAAGGAGTATAAGACAAACCTCCATACCCAAAGCCACCAAACCACATCTAAAAGAAACTAGTCAAACACTTACCGAAGCAGATCCACGAACTAGCTATAGTGAGAGGGACGCAAAATCTAATGCTCCTACTCTATATCCATTTAATCATGTTCATGAAACTGAATCAGGACATGTATCCGAAATTGATGATACCGTTGGTGGAGAACGGATGCATAGACAACATAGGATTGGAACCTTTGAAGAATGGCATCCTGACGGTGCAAGGGTTCTACATACTGTCCATGATAATTACGAGATCATAGCTGGAGACAGTAATATCTTTATCCACAAACGGGAGAACGATGCTGGTGAGATGGAAGCAGGGAATCTCACTATCACGGTTGAGGGGGATTGCAGACAATTGATTAAAGGTGATTATGTTCTGGAGGTAGAAGGAAACTATACGGAGAAAATAGGAAAGAATCATCAGGTCAAAGTGGGTTACGGGGAAGCTGGGGGTAATCGTGAAGAAGAAATCCGTGGGAGTCACTCCCTAAATATCAACAACGCATACATTGGTGCAGTAGGTACAGCTACCGAAGGTCCGAAAGATTACAAACAAACTATTGGTGGTAACGAAGATAGGAATATTGTTGGTAATGTGGATATATACACTGATGCAAACTATACTCTATTCTCTATGATTGATGCAAAGATTACGAGTGCTGTCAATTTAACATTAACGACAGTATCAGGTATTATGTCATTCAAGACAGGGGATAAGTTGAATATGAAATCTGCAAAGGCAATGCATATTAAAACAGAAGCGGATGGATTGACGATAGATTCTGTTGGATTGGTTACAGAGAACTTCTCCGCAGCCCAAGATACTAATGTTACAGGAACGATTAATATTGATGCGACTGCTGATATTACAATTGATTCTGGTGCAGCTAATATTGAATTGAACCCATAGGAGAAACAATGGCCGCCGTTCATAGACATGGAGATGCAAGATCATGTGGTGCAACCACTGTAGTAAGCGTAAACACTAATGTATTTGCAAATACTAAACTTATTGCGGTACATGGTAATCTTAACACTCATGGATCAGGGCCATTAGTTGCTGGGTCTAGAAACGTATTCATAAAAGGAATCGCTGTTGTAAATCATACACCCGATGCCGGATTAGGTGACTCAGCAGGTCATCCGTCCACCCCAACCGCAGCTGGTTCTGCGAATGTTAATGTAGGAGATTAGTAATGGGTATACCTTCAGTCTCTGAGTTTAATATTCCAAATCTCTGTGGTGCTTCCGCAGCATTGAATGATATGGCGAAGAAAAAAAATGAACTGATGAAAGAACTTGAAGCTGGTTTGGAGTTGGATGCGTCTGTTCTAAAAGAGAAGATGGATGTCGGTTTAAAAGACTTACAACAGAAAATAAAAAAACTTGCTCCAGAAATGCCTACGTCAGTAGATCTTAATTTGCAATCGTCATTAAAATCTCTATCAGGAATTAGTCAAAGTAGTGCTGCTGGAAAAATTCTTCATGATCTAAAGAAAGCAGACCTGACTAGTAAGTTTGGTAAAGCATTAGAAGCTGCTGGGACTTCTCTTGATACAGCACTTAAAAGTATACAATCTAATATCGCAGGGGGTGGTACTGGTTGTAATTGCGGTGTACCTAATATGATGATAGGTGCAGATGGTGCGGTAAAGGAAAAACCCGAAAATCCTGTTACTCCCGTTAAAGAGTCTTTGGTAGAAGTTGAGTCTTCTTTGAGTGTTCCTTCTAAATCCTTAAACGAAGCCTTTGCAAGTGCTGCTAATATGTTGAAAACGGCAGGACCAATAGTATTAAGTAATATGTCCAAGATAGTGCAACATCTCGGTGGTAATGATGGAGTAGTTAACGCAAAGACTTTGGACTTAGCAAGAGAAGCAGATGCAAAGATAAAGGCTGCGATAGGTGTAACTCACCCACAGTTAAAGAAGAAGGAAAAGATTGCCGGGGAAAATAAAGCCTTCAATAATGTAGATGCCGAGAAAGCTATAGCCAATCCAGAAAAGTCTGATGCGAATACTAAACCAGCTGGTGTTGGAGATCAAAAGGTTAAACTTACTAATGGGGAAATGTTGATTGCAGATTTAGAAAAAAGTTTTATGTCTGCGGATACATCTGTATCAATTATGAAGAAAAAACTTTTAGATGCTAGTCAGGGTATGAGTAAAGAATATCCAGAAAATATTTCGGAAGAGAAGGACGGGGTAACTTATGTTTGGTTTCAGCCTACTGACGCTTATCAGGAGAAGTTAAGGGGACAAATAAAACATACAAATAAATGGCAAAAGCATCGCCGCAAAGCAATCAAGGACTTGTTTTGGGTATGGAAACCAACCGAAGTCAAAGGAGTTCTTAGACATATGAAATCCGAAGTTGAAAAAACTACAGCCGAATTTGCAAAAGTCACGAAGGCTGGGAACGATGCCTATGACGAGATAAAAAAACATTGGTCTAAACCAGTGCCAGGGGTAGGTGAACCCCGTGGCCCTAAAGCTTAAACAATATAATAGGAAATAATTATGGGAAAAAAATCAAGAACACAATATACATCAAAAGGTGAACGAAGAAATGTGGTAAATGGTAGGGGAACAAGTTGGACTCCTATGCAAGAACTAAATCATAAATTAAAAGCATGGATGAAAGGAAAGAAGGTATTCCTTACTATTCCTAATCCTATTAAGTCTGAAACTGCTAAACCGTTCATTCGGGTGCCAGCAGATCACATTTGGAGAAAATTTGAACCATTTAGAATGAAACAAACGAATGATTAACTTATAAATAACTAAGTAGGAGTTTAATTAATGGTTGCAAATCCGACTAATGAAGCTGCATTTATAGATGCTCAGTCACAGAATAACTCAGCTCGCAATGCTCGTAACATAGCGGATTTAGATTTATTTTTTCAGAAGAAGCCTTCAACTAAAGATATTAATAAAGTCACGGATGTACAGGCTGTTAAAAGGTCTGTTCGTAACCTAGTATTACTAAACCATTATGAAAAACCCTTTCATCCAGAAATTGGTTCTGGTGTTAGAGAAATGTTATTTGAGAACATGACTCCTCTTACATCTATTATCCTTAGTAAAAAGGTACAGGATGTTATTGAGAATTATGAACCAAGAGCAAGACTTATTGGAGTGAAAGCACGGCCGGACTTAGATCGTAATATTTATGAAATGACTATAGAATTTTATGTAGTGAATGCTCCTACAGAACTACAAACCGTAGATGTATTTTTAGAGAGATTACGATAATGGCCAATTTAAAAAGATTAGATGTAACAGAATTTGATTTTGATGAAGTTAAGGATAACTTAAAAACTTTTCTTAGAGGACAGTCTGAATTCTCAGACTATAACTTTGAAGGGTCTGGGATGAATATACTATTAGATGTTCTAGCATATAATACTCATTACCTTGGGTTCAATGCAAATATGCTTGCAAACGAAATGTTTTTGGATAGTGCAAGTTTACGTTCTAGTGTTGTATCCCATGCAAAGACTTTAGGTTATGAACCAACTTCTGTAACAGCTCCTACCGCAATTTTAGACATAACTTTATCTGATGTATCAAACTCTACACGTACAATACCAAAAGGTACTACATTCGGTGCGACAGTAGATAATGATTCGTATCAATTTGTTACTATTGCGGATACTACTATGACAAAGAACGGAACCGATATTGTATTTGATAATTTACTTGTTTACGAAGGAACATTTGTCACACAGAGATATACTGTAGACTCAACAGATGCTGATCAGAGGTTTGTTATTAATGATAATAGAATTGATTTAAGAACCCTGTCTGTTTCTGTTCAAAACTCTTCTGCCGATACGACTACAACCACATTCATTAAAGCTACTGATGTCACTCAATTAAATTCAGAGAGTTTGGTTTACTGGTTACAAGAAGTTGAATCTGGAAAATACCAAGTATACTTTGGTGATGGTGTAGTTAGTAAAGCCATTTCAAATGCAAACATTGTACTATTAGAATTTGTTGCAACAAATAAAGCCCTAGCAAATGGTGCCCATACATTTAGTTCCACAGGAGCAATTGATGGAGAACCATCTATCCTAGTCACTACTGTAGATAGTGCAAAGGGTGGTGGTGAGAGAGAATCCATAAACTCTATTAAACTTAATGCACCTTTAGATTATGCATCTCAGGGAAGATGTGTTACTGTTGGAGATTATCAACTATATGCACGGAAGTTGTTTCCCCAAACCAAATCTGTTCAAGTGTTTGGAGGAGAAGATGGTTCCTTTGATTCTAGTTTAGGAGTTGTATCAACTCAGGAATTTGGTAAAGTATTTATTTCTATTAAGTCTATTACAGGAAATAACTTAACTATAACTCAGAAAGAACAATTAGTCACAGATCTTAAAAACTATAATGTTGCTTCTATTACTCCTGTTATCATAGATCCAGAAACTACTTTCTTAATACTGGGAGTTAGGTTTAAATTCAATTCTAGTTTAACCACTAAAGATAGATCCACATTACAAACAGATGTGCAAGCTGTTCTAACAAGTTACAATAAAAATACATTAACAGATTTTAATAAGATGTTTAGACACTCAGAATTAGCAGGGTTAATAGATGAAGTTGATAATTCTATTTTGAATAATATAACAAATGTTACGATGGGTAAATTTATTGAACCTACACTAGATATTGGAACAGGATATAATCTATATTTTAATAACAAATTTTACCATCCAGTGGCGGGACATAATAGTGCTAATGGTGGTGTTATTGCATCTACAGGATTTAAGGTTAGTGGGGATGCAGTTAATAAACAATTTTATGATGATGACGGAAACGGAAATTTGCGTAGATATTATCTGATAGGTAATACAAGAACATATATGGACAACGCAGCTGGAACGGTAGATTATACTGGTGGTCATGTAAAAGTAAATTCATTAATTATAACAGCTGTAGAAGATGTAGATGGTGTAGCTTCTACTAAGATAAGGATTGCGGTTGTACCTTCTTCTAAGGATATTGTTGCAGTAAGAAACCAAGTTCTAGAAATTGATTTTATTAATACTAGTATTTTAGGAGAGGTTGATACAGTTGCGGTGGGAACGCCAGGTGCAGCTGCTCAATATGTTTCATATTCCTCTACGCCTGAAACAGATAGTTTTTAGGGTAATAACAAATGGCTCCTTTTGATGGAAAGTTAACAGATAAAATATCACCTCTGATTGAAGGTCAAGTACCTGACTTTGTACAAGCAGAACATCCTACCTTTGTAAGTTTTCTAAAGTCATACTATGAATTCTTAGAGGCTGGTGAATTACAAGTTACTGTTGTTATAGACAGTCTCAGAATGGAAACTATTTCAGATAGTTTTATAATTTCTGAAGGTGATGTCCCTGTTAAATTTAATACAGAAATAGGAACAGGGTCTACTGGTAAATTTGATGTCGGGGAAACTATTACTGGTAGGATATCCAAAGCAACCGCAACGGTTCTTGTGGATGACCTCACGAATACAGTACAACCAAGAATATTTATTTCCTCCCAACAAAAATTTGCAGAAGGTGAAATCGTAGATGGTGGGACAAGTGGTGCTCAGGCCACTATCACGAAATATAGGGGAAACCCTGTCCAAACCATTCAACAACTATTAGAATTTGCAAACACTGATAATACCACATCTATTTTTCTGGATGAGATGTTTAATCAGTTTCTAGAAGCTATTCCTAGATCCCTTGCGAGTGGTACAAGTAAAAGAGACTTAGTTAAAAGTATTAATGATTTGTATGCAGCTAAGGGAACTTCAGAAGGTCATAAGTTTTTTCTAAGATTAATGTTTGCAGAAGAAGCTGAGATTGTTTATCCTAACAAATTTATGTTACGTGCCTCTAAAGGTAACTGGACAGAACCTACTATAATGAGAATTGAATCTCAGGCAAGTTCTGATGCTCTAGATATTATAGGACAAACTATTACAGGTAAAACATCTGGTGCGACAACTGTAGTTCTTAATGCTATAGTTTTCTTCCAAGGGATTGAAAGTGTTTCTGAACTTGAAATTGATAAAGATAATACCTTTGGAACATTTGATATCGGAGAGACTGTTACTGCAAATTCTAATACTAAAGATGTTGAGATGTTCTTTACGGTTAGGTCTTTTATAACGACTGCAACAATTGTATCTGGTGGGGGAAAATATAAACCTACCGACAGTGTTAGAATTACATCTGACACTGGTAATGATATGGCAGAAGCTGAAGTCAGTGCAGTAAGTACTGGCGAAGTTAGTGGAGTTTCTATAGATGCGGTTGGGGCAGGTTATAGGGTTGGTGATGTTGTTACCTTTACAAAAGACAGTGGAGATGCTAATACAGTAGCAGAAGCATTAGGATTTATATCTGTTACAGATGGTGCATTATTATTAGAAGATACAGTGGGGAATGATGATTACCTAATTTTAGAACCAGACTCAGTTCATTCTGTAGAACATCTTAATATTATTTTAGAAGGAACAGATTCCGAAAAGTCTAATGAGGGTTCATACTTAATATTTGATGCCACCAATGGTTCATCTCTAGATGAGAATTATAGATTTATAACAGAACAAACTGTCTTGCAATTAGATAGGTATGGCGGTGATGATGATCGTTTTATGTTAGATGTTGGTGCAGCTGACACAGAAGGTTCCATACACAGGGTGAGATTCAATAACAAGGGTAGTGGTTATTCCAAACTACCAACTGTAACTGTAACAAGTCAAACAGGTTTAGGGTCTGGTGTATCACTACAAGCATTGTCCACAGATATAGGTAAAGTAATAGATGTTAAAATTCTTGATGGTGGTTTTAAATATACAGGGGAACCTGTTGGTTTAATGAATACACATATGGTTCTAAAAAATGTTACAGGAACATTTACTCCCAGCTCACCATTAACAAGCACAGGTCATGTTGGTAAAGTTGTTTATTATAATAGTACCAATAAACATCTTGAGGTTCTAGTAGAGAATAGAGTAAGAACACAATTAGAAATGACGGGTTCCGATTTTACTCAAACATTAGAATTGGAACGTGCAGAATTCCCTGGCACAGTAACTCCAGCCAAATATTTAGCTATTAATAATATTTATGACAATCAGGGTGGGAAGTTCGCATTAGAAGATAACTCTGGTTTTCTTATATCAAATGCCCTAGAAACATATGTTAATCAGATTAATATTGAGGGACCATTTAACTCTATTAATGAATATGTTGAATTAGAAAATCAAGCAAGTGAAATCTCTTTGGGTGAGTTCACAGGATTTACCAACGCTCAGGCATTGGGAAGAATTACAGGTACTCTAGAGGATGTTACCAGTAGTCATAGTATTGGTCGTGGTTATCGTTTAATGATGGATGGGTATGCTGACCTAGGAAATATAGTTCTAAACGGAACCGATGGTTCTTCTACTAATGCTGGTGATGATCTTATTATGGAAGATAATCTCGGTAATCCTATTGTCTCCCAACAATCTCGTTTTGAGGGGGATATGATCGTCTTTGAAAATGCTCTTATGTATCCAAGAGGATTTCTCTCTAGAGGTGATAGATTACAATTAGATGGAAGTTCTATACAGCTACATACGAGCGGTGGTTGGATTAATAAAGATAGAGTTATAGGAACTCTCCAGGCAACTCCAGATCCAATATTAGGATATCAAAGAAGTGTTGATGATACAGAACATTTTCTATTAGAAGATGCGTGTGCAGATACGACTAATAATACTCAAGAATATTTGTTAATGGAAAATCCTCATCATAAAGTAGTTGTAGACCGTACTGCTGTAAAAATAGATGAACCAGATGTCTTTGGTAGATATGTAGTAGATTCCTCCAAAACTATTAATCATGGAAGTGCTACTATCTCTTTGGATGGGTCATTTAGTGATGTCACAAGATTAATGGGAGAAAACCTAGAAGGCTTTATTTTAGAAGATAGTATGAACGTAACTATCGGCGAGGGAACCTACCTAACCATAGATAATGATTTTATTGACGGTGCAATAAATGATATTAGAATTGTTATGGAAGGAACAGATGGAAATTATCCACAAGCTGATGCTGGAGACTTTATTCTTGCAGAAGATTGGGGTGCTTCAATCATGCAAGAGAGTGGTCTTAATATAGGTGACTATCCTGATGTGACAGGTGATGCATTTATAGATGAGGGTGAAG